CGTATCGCTCAACTTATTTTGGAAAGGTGTGATACACCTATGATCAAGGAAATTGGTCTACTCGATGAGACACTCAGGGGTGATGGGGGTTTTGGATCTACCGGCAATTAGCGAACCATAAATCTTCGGGTGTGGGCATAAAAAGTATACCTTGAGTCATAGTCATATACAATTTAGCCTTATCCACATTAGGGTAAGTGTGTAATACCCATCTCTCCCAATATTCGGCCCTGAAGAAATCTTCCCAATCTTCTTCTGTACTTTCTTTAATTTTCAACATCCCCTTTTGTATCTCATACTGATTTCTCTCTATTCGCAGCTCCTTAGGAATGATAGCCCCTTTCCTAAGAAGTTGTGCGCGCATGAGTCGTGAGTTACCGTGGTCTATATAATGTTGAACTCCACTTTCACCGAAATCTATAGCTCTCTTATTTGGTAAGGTCACTCTATACTTGTGAGTGAATGATGGACTGGGTTGTAATACGACGTGCATTAATACAATATAAGGAAAAAAATATAATAATTATTATGCTTGAATACACAACACTAGATGGTACTATTATCAGGGTGGGTCAGAATGCAAAAGAAAATGATGAACTTACACTCTCAAGTAGTCCACAGTATTGGTGGATGCACGTAGCTGGATGTTCAGGGGCACACGTTATTGTGTGTCACGAAGGGGAACAACTCCCGAAGGAGACTAAAAGAGATGCGATGGTCCTAGCGGTACATCACAGTCAAGCACCCAGCACCAAGATGTCATGTGTCGATGTCACAAAGGTTGAACACGTAATGTGGATGCGCCAAGCTGGTAAAGTGAAACTCACCGGGGAAGTCATGGAACTTACAATTTTTATGAGAAGAGAAAGGGAACGACTCGAGAGACTATTAAACACCAAGTAATCTTTTTGCACGTAGTTGTGCGAATTGAGTGGGTCCAAGTCTGACTCGCGATTCTAATTCGTGGAATTCGTCCCATTTGCCCGCCCTATGAATAAGTGTCTTCGTACGTGACTGCATCTTTGCAATAGGCTTCCCTTTGAGTATACGTTTACGAGCTTCTTCTATCGTCTTATCATTGATGCTAATCGTTTTAGATCCCAGATTCATAGCTCTTTGTTGTTCATTTGTGAGCACTCGTTTTTCAGACACTTCCAATTTTGATGTGAGATCGTCTATAATGGTTTTAAGACTGGAGATGTGCGATTTTTGCTTCTTCATCTTCAAATCACTTGATCTATTCCTGAGTTCATCCCGTTCTTGTTCAAGGGCCTTAATTATGACCCTTTGCTTTTTGATTTTTAGATTTTTCTTCTTGACGACCCGGTCAATTTCTGGTCCAAGATCGATCGTGAACTTGGACGCCTTACGGGTTCGTGAGGAAGATTTAACCATTTTATATAAATGTTATATTTTTGTATCCAACTTAGTTGCCAAATGCGACACCAGCCATACCCTTCTGGATACGGAGAATGTTGTAATTTACGGCGTACACACGATGAAGACCGTTACCACCAGTGGGTGATGTTACAGTGAGCTTAGCGTTGTCAATTCGGGAAAAGTTTAGTGTACCTGTGGGCTGTGTTTTGCTTAGGTTTACACAGAAAGGCCAAGTGAAAGTGGGAAGATCCTCAAGAATATCATCTGGGAGATCGGTACTGTGCATCTCGGGTACAACTGTGTGGTGATACAATGCGGAAGTTTCCTCGAACAAGGCTACACCGTTAATGTAGAGGGAAGACTTACCGAATGTGTATTCACTGTCCCAGTCATTTCCAGTCGCCTTACCAGATACGAGGTGAAGAGACTTGACGGGGTGGTTGAAATAGCTGAGATCAAACTCGGTATCACCACTGTTAGCTAATTGGTGTTGCGTCTGTGTGATCAGAATTTCGTGTTCGTTATCAACGAAAAAGGACCGCTCATCGGTATCCAGGTAAATGTAGTTACCCCAAACCTGGGGGCTACCCGCTGGTGTGTAACCGTCGCGGCACTTGATGCGAATCTCCACATCATGATATTGAAGGGCCACTAATGGGAGACACTTGGTCCAGTCTTCACCGAAGAAGAATGGAATCATGTAGTGATCACCACCGTGGTTCGCCTTCTTGTTATTGGTTGTGATGGCACACGAAGCCTTCGCCGCAGAATCACGGAGAAGGGGATTGTGTACACCTTGAATGAAAAGGGAGTCGAGTTGAGACACCTTCTGACCACCGATCCACAGACTGAATTCAGTAGGACCCGCAGCATCCGCGGAGAACAGACCGTTACCATTCGTTTGGATGTTGGCGATGTTGGTATCCTCGATCCAGATGTAACTCATGAGGTCACCCTTTGAACGGATAGGGATGGTAATCTCGTTGTTGGCACCGAATGTACCGATGTAATCCATGCGCTCGGGCTTCATGGCGAAGTTGGTATGGCGCTTGTAGTTTTGTCGAAAAAAGCTAACCTCAGGATTACCAGTGATGAATACATCCTGGGCACCTACAGACACAAGCTCTATTAAAGCGGCTGACATTTATTAATAAACGATATTAAAATTTTGGCTCAATATATACATAAGTGATGGTGATTTTTCAGGCCTTGACTTGGGAAGCTAGAGATGTCGATGATGAACATTTAGTGAGTATATTTGGAAAAACTCAGGAAGGTAAATCGGTATGTGTCACCACCGCATTTACACCGTACTTTTTCGTTAAGTTTCCTAGAGGTGCTACACAAAAGACGGCACAAGAGATATTCGATATCATAAATAGAAAATGTCCTGAATGTCTTGTATCATATTCAATCATGAAAGCTAAAGATGTTTGGGGGTTTCAGAATAGTGAAGAGTTTGCGTACATGAAAATTGATTTTGTAAATTTAGCGATGAGACGACGTGTTGATTACTTTCTAAAAAATGCATTAAGCATTTCATCTGGGATGGTAAAACTAAAGGTGTACGAATCAAACCTAGACCCCGTACTTCGCCTGATGCATAGAACCGGTATTCAATCTACTGGGTGGCTTGATAGTGGTGACAAATGTGTTCGTTCATATCTTGCGAATGTGGATATTGATCTATATTGTAATAAATGGAATACACTCAAACCCGTTGAGCGAGATGACATCGCCCCATTTGTAGTCGCATCATTTGATATTGAATGTAATAGTTCCACTGGTAAATTCCCAGATCCAAATATTATGGGTGACGCATGTTTTCAGATTGCCGTTTCACTTTGTAAATTTGGTGAAGATGAACCGTATGAGAAGGTTTGTCTATGTTATAAAAAAACCGAAGGTGATGATGTTGTGAGTTTTGATACAGAGAAGGAAATGTTAGAAGCTTTCCAAAAATACATGCAAAAAAAGGATATTGATATCATCACGGGATGGAACGTCTTCGGTTTCGATTTCAACTATATTCACAGACGCGCACATTTACTGGGATGTAACCCCGATTTTTTCAAGCTTGGAAAATTGAAGGATCAGATTTGCGATATTTCAATCAAAAAATTGAGTTCAAGTGCTTTGGGTGATAATACACTGAAACTTCTCCCAATGTCCGGTCGGTTTGTTTTTGATTTATTTCATGAAGTCAAGAAGGGATACAAACTCGATTCGTATAGTCTAAACAATGTGTCCAAATTGTACCTCGGTGACCAAAAAATTGATATGCCCCCAAAGGAGATGTTTGCTCGATTTATCGAGGAAGATCCTAAAAAACTTGGAGAAGTCGCTGAGTATTGTATCAAGGATACACTCCTTCCACATAAACTCATGAAGAAGTTGTGCATATTACTCAATCTGTTAGAGATGGCCAAGGCGACGTGGGTACCCCTATGTTTCCTGGTAGAACGCGGGCAGCAGATTAAGGTTTTTAGTCAGTTGACTAAGAAAGCACGAGAACTAGGGTTTATGGTACCGACGATTAGATGGGGTGCTATCCCCGAAGAACCTTACGAAGGTGCCACGGTTCTCGACGCACAAAAGGGGGCGTATTATACACCCATCACAGCCCTAGATTTTGAAGCACTGTATCCGTCGATCATGATGGCCCACAATCTCTGTTACTCTTCATATGTCATGAATGAGAAAGACTATGGGAATATTCCAGGTGTCACATATGAGACGTTTAACATAGGTAACAGAACGTATAAATTTGCGCAGAATGTTCCGAGTCTTTTACCAGCCATTCTATTGGAGCTTAAACAATTTCGTAAAAAGGCAAAGAGAGATATGGCCGCCGCAACTGGTGCGATGAAGGAAGTCTATAACGGTAAGCAGTTGGCATACAAAATCAGTATGAACTCGGTCTATGGATTTACTGGTGCGGGTAAAGGCATTCTTCCATGTGTTCCTATCGCATCTACTACGACGTGTAGGGGGCGTGAGATGATTGAAGAGACAAAGACGTATGTCGAAAAGAACTTTCCAGGTGCGAAGGTGAGGTATGGTGACACAGATTCAGTGATGGTTGAATTTGATGTGGGTGATAGGACGGGTGAAGACGCTGTAAAGTACAGTTGGGAGATTGGCGAAAGGGCCGCGACTGAGTGTAGCGCCCTCTTCAAGAAGCCCAATAACCTGGAACTCGAGAAGGTATATTGGCCTTATTTCCTGTACTCTAAGAAAAGGTACGCCGCCAAATTATGGACACAAGGCAAGGATGGTAATATGCATATGGATTACATAGATATTAAGGGTCTCCAAGTTGTTCGTAGAGATAATACACCTCATGTGAGGGAGGTTTGTAAGGAGCTATTAGATGTAGTTCTCACATCGAGTGATCCTGGACCACCTCTCGAACTTGCGAGAGAACGCGCTATAGCACTCCTGTCTGGTGACATACCAAATGATAAGCTGATACTGAGTCAATCTCTTTCGGATTCGTACAAGGTGAAGGGACAAAATGTCTCCATAACGAGCCCGGATAGTATATACATCAATCAAGCACATGTCCAGGTTGTCAATAAGATGCGCGACAGGAAACCTGGATCGGAGCCACAATCAGGTGATAGGGTCCCATATCTACTCACGAAAACTGGTGATCCAAAGGCTCGTGCATTTGAAAAATCGGAAGACCCAAAATACGTCGAAGAAAATGATATACCAGTAGATTATCACTATTACTTTGTCAATAAATTCTTGAATCCTGTATGTGATTTACTCGATCCGTTATTTACAAACACAAAGGAGGAAATATTCGGTGAAATTATTACTCAACACGCACCTCCCAAGAAGAAGAGAGAACCTGGGTTTAGTGGTATGAAAAAGGAACAACTCGTGGAAGAGTGTGAAAAGAGAAACCTCGACACATCAGGTAAAATAACCGATTTGAAATCGAGGTTAAAAAACAACGCCGAAAAACAAAATTCTCTTGAAGACCTATTTAAAAAATACGAGCAAGATAGAAGTAAGCAATGAGTTCCTATGATAAACTTATCACGGTGTTTGATGAAGAATTGAAAACGCGAGCCAATGAAATCATAAGTGATTATGCTGAAATTATTTCAAAGAAACATGGTATACCACTCGATCTATTATTGAGAGATGTACCAGAAAATTATACTGGATCAGTGTGTAAAGGAACAAAGTCAAATGGGCACCGTTGTACACACAAGGGTCTTCACAATGGATATTGTGGTAAACATATATCACAAGGTGCTAAAATTAAGCACAGGGATCTTACGAGTATAAATACACATACACATGGGAGTGACAAACTTTTTGTTCCCGATTGTCCAGCGTGTATTCGCCCAAATGTATTTAGAGATATAAATACAATGTTTAATAATGAGTAAAACCGATATTCTACTAACATCAATTAACAACTTTTATAACGAAGAGAAGAATAGAACTAAACTTTTAAACATTTTAGACAAAACATCCGGAATTTCATTGAGAAACTTGGAATGGTTCATCACGAATTACGCCAAGAAAAATAACACAACGTATACGACAACCGATGGGAAGTTGTTCACTGTTCACTGCGCATATAAATCGAGTCTAGATGGGTACAGTAAGAAACTATTCGATCCATTTTGTAGGTCTACGAAGTTTCCTTATATTGTTCCAGGGACAGGTCATGAAATTCAGACAACGTTAGCGCAATTGAATTTCATCAAATGGTGTATCAAGAACAACATCATTGATTATATTAGCAGTCATAAGACTTCATTGTTTAATAAGAAATTGACATAGACCCATTTTCAAATTTGAAAGTTAGATAGCCCGTGTAATACATTTGAAGTGTATACGTTTCCTTTGTAATATCTATTTTCGTTTTATCTAATTTAACCTCAAACACCGTTTTATCCGATTCGATACTACTAAAGTCCAAGTTTCCCGAAGGTTCCACATTTATTGGATTCATCGCGAAACTATACGTGTATATATTCCTGATTGGTCGTGCCAATCTATTTCTATGAGGTACCAGATATTTAAAGTAGTTGTGATTTGTATTTGAAACATTGGGAAGTTTATTTCCGTATATGAAAAACTGTGCGCTCTCTAACACGGGGTTGAAGAATGTTGTATTTTCATCAAAGTTATCACTCGATGAAAAGTTAAATCGATTATGCATGAAGAACTTTTCTTCATCACTCGTTTGAAGAGCGTATACGGATGCATACCCCCTCGTATCACCCGTAGTTACATCTGGACCAACACCTAATCGTAAACCATTTGTCGATAAAGATACTGAATGCCCAAACTGATCATTATTGATGGTTCCTATGATCGTCTCACCGAGTTTTGTCCATACACTATTTTCATACACATACACCTTGACATCACCTTTCCCATTTCCGGGTGATCCCGCAGCTACACGAGATCTATCACCAGAGAATGAAACCGAAGTACCAAATTTATCACCAACCGCGGTACCGTTGATATCCGAACCCATCTGACTCCAGTCACTACCACTATATTCATAGATTCTAATGTATCCAGTACCACTGCTATTCTCCGGTCCTCCTGCGACTACTCTCGAAGCGTCATCTGGTATCGATACAGATGTCCCGAATGCGTCACCCGTCGTTTTACCACTTATTTCTGAACCATCGAGAGCCCATGCCGATGTACTGTCATATTCATATACTCGCACTTTACCTTGGTCGTTACCTGGAATACCTATGGCCACGATAGGTCCAGA